CCCTTAACGCCATAACCTCATTAACAAATGCAACCTGCACATTATAAAAACCATCGGCCAATTTGTTCCCCGCCTGTTCAATAAAGTCTGGCATGCTTTATACTGGTTGCTGTAAGGCCTGTAACAACAGATTACCTTCCGTGGCTGGTTGCTCCGCTGTTGTTTCTTGCGCACGTTCCGCTTGCACATTTTCCACAAGTGCATCAACGTCTGTGCTGTCAGGGTTGTTTTTCCTAAACCAATCTTTCTTACTGCGCAAGCCGTGTTGCCATTCCCATTCCCATTGCGCCCTTTCCTCAGTTGCGCTTAATGGGAAGCGCGGCTCGCTAAAATCCACGCTGTATTCTTCATTAAGGCTTACGTTGTGGTAATCAAGTACAGCCCTGTCCACCTCGTAACGTGTGCGTTCAAAGTCGCGCCATACCATTTCCACATCGGTCATAACGGCCTCGGTTAGATCCACTTCCAGCATTTTAAGTGCTTCACCACTTATGGCATCCCTACCGACAGCCCATTTGGTCTTAAGGCTGTTTTCATAAGCTACCTTATCAATCATAAAACGTATGGCGTCTGAGTATTGCGTAAGGTTGCCGCCTGCTGTTGCAAATTGAAAGGAAGCGCCCTCTGGTAAAATTAACGGCTTATCTACGCCGAGTTGCATACGGCTGGCATCGTCTATGCCACTGACCCACGGCTGGCCAAGCATTTCAAGCCGCATGCCAAGGCTCATTTCTGTTAATAGTATGTTTACCGTTGTATTAACGCTTACAATATCGCTTGCACCCTCACGCCACCAGTCGGTTGTAAGTGGGTGGCGATGTGCAAACGTAATTGGCATAACGCCGTAAGGATTTACGTCCTCATCGTTAACACTTATAATCTTACCGCGCTGTGTAATGTTATAATGTTCTTCCGCTGACCAAAACACATAAACCTGCTCCTGCATTTTACTGTTACCATGGCTAAACAGGGGATACGCCACGGCCACTGGCTCAGAACTGTTGGGTAAAAACATTGGGTAAAACTCAACCAGCAGGTCGTACTCAATGCGCTGTTTTTCCTCGTTATAAAATGTTTTAAGCCCCATTGTACCCAGCAGGTATGTAAGGCGCTCAAGCTGTAACATACGGCTGTCCAAGTTCCAAGCAATCTCCTCGTAACGCTCATCCGCCATACGCTGTGGCGCTTGCTTGTATGATATTGCCCTACTGTCAACCATTTTACCAGTAAGGTTGGTAACAACTGGCGGCGCTTGTTTTAAGCTATCAGCATTAAACCACTTATTAATATCAGCTTCCAATTCGCTTACCAGCCCCTCGTAATAATTGAGCATTTTATAGCGTTCCACCGTGCGCTTGGTTTCCACATACTGTAAATGCTCTTTAATACTTTTAACAACCGCTTCCTTACTTAAATCCTTTATTACCATTGTACGCTTACAGCCTCACGTCTTAAGACAGGGAACTTATACTCGATGGCATAGCTAACCGCGTCCAACGCATGTGTAAGCGTTATATCGGACTTGTCTATTCCACCGTATTTGTCCCTTGTGCATTGTTCCAAATCGCGGATAAGCCATTTGCAATTAGGGCTAATTGTAACGCCCACCTTGCCATTGGCATCAAGCAATTTGCGATTTAAAGCATTGAGCCTTGCCCTGTGTGATGGATGCGAGCGCCGAGCGCGTATTTTAAACCCATGGTCGCGCATTATTTGGTGGTCGCTTTTATCGCTTTGGGTGCTTCTTGCTTTCCCAGCGGGGTCAGGGTAAACAACAACTTCTGTGGCCAGCTTTTTCATGTGCTTGGAAAGCTCCTCTGTATTGCTGTTGCTTAGCCTTATCTCATGACTGACGTGGATGGTCGAGTCCGTGTATTCGTGTATTAATAAAGCCGTGTTATAGTCAACGTTATAATCAACGCCAAAGTAAATCAGTTTTGACGGTTCGTAATCTTTTGTAACGTGCTTGTCCCTGTTAAAGTTATAAGCGCAACGGTTAGAGGCTGTTTCAAACGTTGCTTCAAATTCCTGCCTAAAAACGCGCTCGTCCATATTGCCGCGCATCTTTTCAACCTCGTCGGCTGGCACAAAACCCCCCTCCACCGTTTTGAATTGCCAGCTACGCCAGTCCTCATCATTATTAAGCCCTTTACTGTATATGTCATAAAAGCCGTTTGTATAGCCGTCAGGCGTGCCAATAAACATTGCCTGCCCCTTGGTATCAGCTAACATGGGCAGTACAATTTCCTGCCATACGTTAGGCCGCATATAAGCGTATTCGTCAAGCACAACCTTCGCCAAACTTGTACCGCGCAAACTGTCCTCGTTGTCAGCGCCCTTAATACTTATTTCCGCACCGTTGTTCAATATAATACTCAAATTAGATTCATTTATTTTAGCTGAATCAAGCCCACGAAATAACCGTTTCAGTAACGGAAACGCAATCATGCGCCCCTGTCGGTATGTGGGCGCAATATACCAACGTCTTTCCGCTGGCATAAATTGGCTTAGCAGTAACCATATTAGCGCCAGCGTGGTCTTTCCCCACCGCCTGCCTGCAACCACAACTTTGTACCTGCTCGCATCCGTCAGTATGCTTTCCCTTATTACATCTACATTTAGCCCCGTGGTCATGCTTCATTTGTAATTCTTAGTATCTCAATGGGTTGGTTGTTTTCCATGCTTATTGGTGTAACTGGTTTTCCTTCCGTGTATTCAGCTATAAAGCGCACCGCCCAGTTCTCGCCCTCAAAAGCCTTGCGGTACACCATGCGCATAATTGCTTCTAACTTTGTTACACCCTCTAACTCGGCAATAAGTTCCCCGCCAATCTTATTTAGTATATCGGGGATGCACCTAATCTTGGGCGGGCGGCCATCTGGGTTGCCGCTTACGCCTTTTGTGAACTGGCCGTTCTTGTGCCTGTTATCGCCCTGTTTATCAGGCATGCACTTCCTTTGCTTCAACACTATCAAACGCTGGGAAGTGGTTTTTAATCTGTTTGGGGTCGCCCTTATAAAACACCAAGACGTTCTGGTGCGCTTTACCTACCTTGCGCGATGCGTTAAATGGCCTTACAGCCCTCACAGGTAAACTTCCAATTGATGTGCGTAATATCATCTCATTATAAAGCCGCATACCATTGCTTTCAAAAGCATGGGTTGTATGGCCAACCAAATCATAATAACAACCATCCTTGTCTCTTATATTGCTTACAATAAAACAAGCAAACCTGTTATTGGCCAGCGCCTTTACGCTACTGGCAATTATATCGTTGTAACAGCTTATAAATTCAGTGTATGTGTCAGCGGTGCTTATATCGTTGGGGTCATCGCTGTAAACCTCAAGGTCATAATAAGGTGGGCAACAAAGTATGAAATCGGCCTTGTCAGGCAGTTTTTCTGTATCCCTGCCATCCATACACAACCAGCTTGCATCAAGCCCCATGTCCTTGGCTTGTGTAACATTGGTGTCAACCTGTTCCTGTCTTATTTCAATCCCAATAAATTTATAACCCAAATAAGCGGCCACAAGGCCTCCTGTTGAACCGCCAGCCATGGGGTTTATAACAAGCCCTTTTTTCGGTGTAAACCATTTATACATAATCTCACATAGTACAGGGTCTATTATGCTTGCATTACTACCGTAAAAATCATCCTCCCGTTTTATCCATCCGCTTGCGGTAACGGAGTCAATATGCTCGCGGCCAGCTTCGCCAAGTATGCCCAAATTAAACCATGCCTTTTTCCTGTCTCTCCAATAACCCTGTTGCGCATCCAGTATAGTAAACGGTGGTACAACAAACCGCTTGGCCAGTGTTTCTTTAGCCTTTTGTTTTGGGTCAACGTAATACTGGGTCATTAAGTGTTCAACTTCGCGTTCACTAAAACCTGTTATTTCCACATCAAACGCACCAGTATCAATGCTTTCCAATAAATCTTTAAGCATGGGCATATCCCAATCGCCGCTAATTTTGTTAAGCGCAAGGTTTAAAGCCTTGGCCTCGTTGTCTGGTAAGTCAACGTGCATCACTGGTACTTGGCTCAAACCCGCTTGCCGCGCCGCGATAATGCGTTGGTGGCCACCAATTATTTCATTGTTTTTGTTAGCTACAACTGGCTGTAAAAATCCAAACCGTTCAATGGAATTAACCAATTTGGTCATTTCTTCATCCGACATTTTCCGAGGATTGTATACAGCAGGGTTCAGCGACCCTATGTCAGTATAATGCAATGCACCGTTTTTCAATATGCCCTCACGTTAAGCGTTTACGTAAACACAGAACGGCCAAGTTCGTTTTCCCGCCAACTTAGTACATGATACTCTATGCGGGTTTCGGGTTGCTTAGCGCCCAGTTGTTCATGGTTAAATTATACTTCAGATGCGGGGATTTAGTTGCAACCTTTTTTACGGTAGTAATTGTTCCTACTTAAAGATTTAAAGTTGGGTTATAATGCGCGCTTTAATACACAGGCCAGAAAGCGCTTGATTTCGCCTGTTTTCTATAGAGCTTATTTAGCCCCAAATTAACTTTCTTCCTTTTTTCGGTTACAAGTACAAGAACTTAACTCATCGGCTTAAATAAGCCTGTCTCGTGCCGACAAGCCCATTTGCCCAGAATCAGTAAAATTTTAAGGAGAACAGGTTGTTTCCTTTAAAAATTTAGGTGATATACACATCTGGCAAAATCCGCTTTTTACTTAAAATTACCGCCGTTGGGGTCTTTTGGCGACACCGCGCTAATGATATTTCTTATCGTATGCGGGGATAAATTAAAGT